TCTTATTGCCCCTACTACACCAGTTGCAGCAGCCAAATTAATTTGTAAAGGAAAGTTTGCTACACTTGTAGATATTAATGATGCACCAATTAATAATGCACTATTTTGTATTCTTGCTCCAATATTTCTAACCCCCGTAAACGCTCCATTAGTAAACGTAGGGTTAATATCTAATCCTACTAATACATCATTGTTTGCTGCTGCTACTAAAGTAGTGTTTATTAGTCCACCTCTTGCTATTGCACTTGATGCAGTTTGACTACCACCTAAAGTAAGTTCTGTTGCAGTTCCTAAAGTAGATGTTCCTATTGCTACGTTACCACTTGTTGTACATAGTAAGACATCGCCATTAACTGTTTCAATGGCTCTATGTGTAACACCCGTCATCGATGTTAAGGTAGGGTTATAAAATAATCCTCTTATAGTATTTGTACCACCTGTTGAATTAATTGTGGTTCTTATATCAATTATTTGGAAGTTGTTTGTTCCTGTTGTTGGAGCAAAAGAACCAAATGATGTAAAATTTAATGCAATGTTTGATGTTGCAGCAGCAGTTAGTGCTCTCCTATTTATAGTAATTACATCATTTCCTGTTGCAGCATTAATAAGGTTAATTCCATTATCGTTCCAAGACCAAGTTACAGATGTATTCCAAGAATTAACAATACTTGCTCCACTTTGTGTAGTTGAAGCTAAAACTGTATTTCCATAGTTTGTATTTGCTGCATCAAATAAACGTAAAGCGTTACCTGAAGAAATTGTAACTAAACCCTGTACTCTTGCAGTACCATTAACGTCAAGACGGAAACCTGCGTCTGTGGTTGTTCCTACTAATAAGTTACCGCCTGCTGATTGAAGCGTTAAAGCATATGCAGTTGCGGAACCATCTACACGCTGACTTTGTATGTGTGATATTCCCGAACCTGAAACTCCGAAAACTAATCCGTAACCTCCACTTGAACCCGTTCCATTTAAAATTGAAAACTTACCATTTGAAACACCAAGTGCGGGAGCTAAATCATTACCTCCAACAACAGATAGTAAGTTTCTAGGAGTGTTACCGCTAATAAAATTCCCAACACCTACTGCATTATTAGCATTAAGTAAAATAAATCTTGGGGAGGTTAAAATTAAATCTGCGCCTGCACCTATTTTTGCAAATGTAGTATGACCTGCCCCATCTGTTGAAATTGTAGCACCATAAGCACTATTGCCTGCGAGCGTTGTTCTAAAAGTACCATTAACATCTAAATTAAAAGCACCCGGAGTTCCACCTATTCCTAACCTATCATTAGTAGCATCCCAAAATAAATTAGATTCACTTGTTAAACTTGAAGTACCATTAAAGTAAGCTACCTGTCCACTTGTACCTGTTCCTGTTATTGGGTTAGTTAAAGCGTTCTGCTTAGAATTAAAAGTAGTCCAATCTGCACTTGACAAAGCACCACGATTAGTAGCACTTGCCGTAGGTAGATTGAAGGTATGGGTAGCCGTTGCACTTGAAATATTAAAATCCGTTCCACTTGTACCCGTTGCAAAAGTTTGACTTAATGCAGTTAAAGTATTTAGTGTAGTAATACCACCTGCATCTGTTCCATTAACCCAAGCAGTGCCGTTGTATTTTAACACCTGCCCGTTTGATGGACTTGATAAAGTTACATCGCCTAATTGTGTTAAAGTATAATCGCCCTCGGTTGCAACTACTACGCCCGTTCTACCAAACACCGACAAAACAGGGTTAGGTATAGGATAAGCACCTGCAACATTAATATCTATTTGTTGAGTAGTAGCATTAACATCTACTATTTCGTTGGTAACATTAATATCTATTACATCGTTTGTAACGTTAATATCTATATTCTGCTCAGTAGGTGTTATTGTTGTACTCATTAAATCTTAGTTATATCTTCTTGTACTAAAAAAGTTCCCCAAACGTATGTCTTAACAACACCAGAAGGGAAGGTTACATTCATATCATATAAATAGTTACCGGCTGCAATATTAACAACTTTGTTTAAAACAATTTGGTTATTACTTGCACCTGCAATAGTTATACCATTACCGCCCGTTGATAAGCTTAAATCCACTGCACTTGCGTTAGCAGTTTTGCGAACCTGAATAGTAATAGTAGAACCTGTTAAGTTTACTGCTACGTTATCCGCAGTTATGGCAAATGTTTGTACCCAACTATCGTTCCGCCAAAGTTGGATATTATATTGTGCAGGGCGAAAATCTGCGGTTGAAGAACTACAAGACATATTTTAAATTTAATAAGTGTAAATTGAAGGTACTTGGCATCTGTCGTTTAGGTAAGGTAATTCCATTGTTATATCTATTTTAACTCCTGCAAGATAGTCAGGGTCGCTCTCGGTAAAGTAAGTCAATGGAGCAGTATCGCCAATATCCCAAATTGCTTTAGGGTATCTAAGCTGCGCTACAATGTCTTGACCTACTAAAGTCATATCAGATAAAACCTCAGTTTCGTTTGTTTCTTCCATTAACATTCTGTCCATAAAATAAAGGCTAAAATTATAAGTAATATTTTTAGCGTTTATAGTTGCACCTGTTAAAGTGTAGAACATAGCAGGGTAAGTAACCTCGCCATTAGACAAACGTTCCCAGACATCTCCGAAGTAAACAAAGTTAATTTGTTCGTGGTCGTTTCCGAGTGTTGTTATCTGCTTTACTATTTGGTTTAGGCTGAGGCTCATTCTTAATTTTTTCTAAATAAACACGAAGTTTATTTTGGTTTTTTATTGTTGTTACTTTGCTCATATTAACAGTCGCTACAACCTCTGTTACCTTGATATAGTTCCTCAAAGCTTTTACCTGCGCAGCAATCAAAATCGCCAAGCCAAATGCTCGTTGTGTAAGCATCGTTTTCAGGGTGTATTGCATCGATGCCACTTCCAGGATTGAGGTATTCAGGGTAAGTTGTAGAATATTCTTTTAGGTATTTAATCATTCTTTGCTTATAGAACTCAGCACGAGCCTTGTATCTATTCGCCACGTCAATCATATCCTGCATTGAAGGGTTCTCGGTATTTTCTCCACTTTTTCTTAATAACCCTTTATTGTAGAACTGATAAGACAAACCCATTGGCAACTCACTAAGTACATAGTGTACTAAAGTATCTGCAATATAGTTATCTAATAACGTGTTTTCGTCAGGGTTTAGTGTGCAGTTATTAATGCCGTCTTGCAAACGATTGTACAAAGCACTACCAAGCGCAGGTAAGATATAGATATCTTGTGCGGTCTTAATTTCAGGCAATACAAGTTTCTCGTCTACGTTAGCGTGTAAGCCAGACCTATCTTTAATATTCTGTACGCTTATGAATAATGTGTTTAAGCTCATTTCTTATTTTTTTCTCGTTACTATCATTGACTTCCACTCGTGTCTGCAACTTGGTGAGTGCGTATTAGTTCCTGGTAATGTATACCAACCGCCACCACGTTCAAAAACATCATACCCAAGCCTTGCACTCATTTGCTGAATTTCAGACATACTATAAACCTTCTTTGCACCTACTAAGTATCTACAAAAAGGTCTGCTTGTTCTTATGTCTATATTGCTAAAACCTGACTTCCATTTGTACGCATAACGTATCAAAATCTCGGTTGTTTCAGGCTTCATAGCTTCTACAATCTCGCTTAAAGGTCTTGTTAATGTTCTTTCGATTTGAATGTTTTGGTCAATGCCTTTGCCTATCTTAACCTCGGTAGCTTTAATAAAACCTTTTTCAACCAAGGTATTAATAACACGCTTTACTGCACCTACATCTTCTTTAAGTGTTTCTGCAATAACTTCAGGTGTAATGTACTTTTGCTTACTAATTAAATCTAAGATATTACTTTGTAATTGCGTTACATCTGCAAACGCTTGAAATTGGTTATCTTCAAACTTTCTACGCTCACTCCATACGTTGTAGTTATCTTCGTCATCGCCAAACTCATAGAAAATTTTAAAATCTTCTTCGCTAAATTCAAGTTCTTCAGTTCCTAACCAAGTAGCTACTTCGTCATCGCTTAAAGCATATCCACCTTTTAACATAGAACTTGCTTGTTCTCTTGTTATCTTGCCTTTGTTAAAATCACGAATGATACGCTGCATATTCTGCCACTCACGACCTTTTAAGCCTTTAATATGCTCGTTCACACTTAAAGGACTTGCTGCCATTGGCTGCTCGGTTTCAAGAGGCAATCCGTATTTAGTAGGGTCAATACCAAGCTTCTCTAATATCCATTCTTTAGGTGCAACTTCTTTAATTACGCTTTCGCTAAAGTCAATACCAATCGGGTCTACAGGTTGAAGCTTTAACTCTTCGGTAACTCCTGCATATTGACCAAGCATATTAAACACGCCTTCAATTTGCATTTGTTTGTAGTGAACGTATGTATTACGGAATATCTCGTAGCTATCACGCATTTGTTGTCTGCTTCCTAATTGACCAGGAGTAGCAATACCAAACAAATCAGGACTTGTAATTTGGTGTCCGCTAAATATGTTAGTTTGGATAAGTTCGTCTACACGGCTAAAATCTTCTTTAGTTAAATCACTTGCACCTAAGTCATCAACAATAGGCTTACGAGCTGCATCGTTTACAAAAGCAAGTAAATACTTCTTGCCGTCTGCACCCGTGTACATATTATCGAACTGCTTACTTACAAGACGCTTCTCTTCAGGGCTTGGCTCTCCGTTTGGTAAAGTAATAAGTTTACTTGCACTAAAGCCTGTTTGAGCATTACCCAAAACGTGCTTACTTACTTCTACATCACTTTCGATGTAGTTAAGTGCGCCAAAATATCCAGGAAGGCTATAAACGTTCATTCCTGGTCTATACTCCTTAACGTAAAGTATCTGCACACCTACAGGGTTAGCAGGGTTAAACGCATTGTAAACCTCAGCTTTTTCTTGGTTGCGTGTTAGCTTCCAATCTTCTTTATACCAAAATTGCGTATTGTCTTTGTTGGTTCTAATCTTTGTATAATCACAATGCCACAATTCAGCAACTTGACCGCCCATTACGCTCCAAATAACTTGGATATAAGCACCGCCAAATAGTTCTAAATCTAAAGCAACCTTTTTAGTTAGGTCGTTAAGGGTTTCCTCTCTATTAACCTTTTTAACCATATCTTGCTCCCCTGCCCAACCATTGCCGACAATGTAGTTAACCTTGCCTCTAATGATAGCGTTGTGCTTTGCAGATTTGTTAAATAGGTCTAATAGGTATTGAGGATAGTCATTGTTTTGACCATACTGCATATACCCTTCGCCTTTTTTCTCTTTATATTCTGGTTGCTTTGCTTCCGCAAATGTCAATACTTGTATTTCCATTATTGTCTTATTGTGAATGTGCTTGTTGTTTCGTATTCGTTATATGATATAGTAGTTCCTGAAAGCTCCATAATGCCACTTTCAAGCAGGTTTAAGCCTGTTGTATTCTTATTGGTAGTACTTGCTTGTTCGTAAACAGAGTACGAATATTGCCCGTTTAAAGAGCAATCAAAGTAGTCATTGACTACAATGCTAAACTCATTGAACCTTTCTTTATATCCGCTAATGTCCGTATTGTTTAATTTAATAAACTTTATCTCTGTATTGGTGCTTCTATTCTCAAAAACAAACAAATAGTTTGGGTTTGTAAGAAGTTGCTTTTCAGTCAAAGTAAGTATAATATTTTGGGTTTGCCCCTTAGTTAATCTT